TTCTGAACGCAACGCAAAGTCTAATAGTCGGTCATACGCCTTTTGGACGAGACCTGCACCACCAGCGGTACCAGCGAGATTGCCAGTAGAGGATGTATATGCATTAGCCATTGTTGTTCACCTCCTAGGTGAGTTGTGAAATTACTATGTATTTATTGCTGTTGAGAGTAGATGATTGAGTTAAGTTCTTCTGCGGATGCCGCATTATTAATTCGACTCAATAAATCTTCTGCTCGGTCAGGGGTCGAACCAAGTTGAGTAACCACATCTTGCTGCCTTAAGGCTGCTCGATTTAGTTCTTTTTCTTCACTTACCTCTGGCTGTGTTAATCCAAACAGGTCTCCATTATCTTCAAGCCAGTTATTAACTGACTCTTCGGTAATATCATCCAAGTCTTTTAGGATTAATCGTTGTGCCTTTGGATTGACACCCTTTTGTTCTAGGACCTCTTTGACTGTACGCTCACGCTGCGCCTTGGATAATCCCTCAAGTTGCTCAGTGAGTTCCTTAATACGCTTCTCATCGTTGCGCTTGGCTTTTCGTAACTTTTTAAGTAAATCACTTCCATCCATCTGCACTTCGGTTTCGGTATCTAGGTCGTCTTCGTCTTCATCCCAGTAGTTGTTGCTCATAGCAACCCACCCTTCTATTCGTTTGAATCGCAAGCCTCAGATTCTAGTCGGGGAACTAGCCTGGCTCTTACTACCAGTCTTCTACGCTATGTGGGCTGGTCGGTCACATAGGATTCTATTTTATATTAAGCCTGCTGCTGAAGATTTCTTTAGGTAGCCAGTACTATACGCACCTGGTGCGTTACCTGCACTACCTTCAAAACTGGCACGTTCCTTAGATGCTAACGTAGTACGCTTACGTTTTGCTGCATCACTAGCCTTAAGAAATTCTTCTTCACCAGTTGTTTGGTCATACTTAATACCAGTTTCACCGTAAATGTCACCTAGTTTAGTAGCCTCTGGTAATACACCTGCTATTTCAGCAGCACCCTTAAGTGCGCCAGCACGGTCAATACCATACTGTGCAAGTTCAGTAGACCTTTGCTGTGTATAAGCCAAGCCCTGTCCAAGGAATGCACTACCAATTTCAGCAGATGTAACCTTTTCTGTTAACTTAGGTAGACCTTCTGCTGGATTAAGGAAGTAACCAACTAAGTCTGCATCATTAAGACTTGGGTAAAAGTCTTTAAGCAGTTTCTTAATTGTTGGGTCAGCATTAGAAACACGTGCTACTGCTAAGTCAACACGACTCTTAAACTCATCGGCACTTATGTCATTACCAATAATCTGAGCCATCTTAGCCTGCTTTGCCTGCCTATCAATACCAAAGTAATTTGCCTGACCATATGAGGTTAATGTTTCATCATATGCTCGCTCTGTTGCTAGGTAAATATCTTCTCTTAATGCGTTTTTACCAGCAGCAAGACGCAGTTGATTGCCCTTAAATCGGGCAATATATTCTGGAGAAGAACGCAATTCAAGTGTTGCTTGCTCTGGGCCAAGGTCGCGTTCCATATAACTTTTAATTGCTGGTACTAAAGATTCTAAACCATAGTCACGAAAGGTTGCTTCTAGCAATGCATAAGCATTTTTAAACTCTTGTGATTGAACTGGACCTGTTCCTTGATTAAGGACTTCTTGTGAACCATCAGAAAAATAACCAATAGTATTTCCAGTTTTACTATCAACTCTTGTTTCAATAAGAGTTTTTGTAGGCTTAACGGTGGTATTATCAACTACTCTTTTTGTTCCAATAATTTCAGTAGAACCATCACTATAAGTAATAGTAAATGTTCCGTCACCATTATCTACGCGAGAGACTTCTTTTTTCCCAGTTGTTGCAGCAAACTTTTTATTAATAACAGCAGTAGTTGGCTGTGTAACTTTACCAGTAGTAGCATTAAAGTAGTCGCTAAGTTTTCCACCATATGTATCAACAAATGATTGTGCTAATGCTTGCGCACTATCATATACTGCTTGTTGGTCAGCAGTTCTTGCTTTAGTTGTTGTTGTTGTAGAAGTTCCTGATTCAAAACCAGCAGCCTTACTACCTACAAGCGGTGAACCAATTGGCATAATAACCTGCCAATTGCCATCAATACTACCAACCCATTTTACTTGTCCACCGCCAGCAATTTGTTCATTAGACATTACTGGCTTAGGTGCTGCTGCTTGTGCCGCTGCTACCTGTGTATCTACATTTGCTGCATAATTAACAGAAGAACCAATATCGCGTCCAAGAGACGCTTCTACTGGAGAATTATAATAGTTACCATCTTTACCAAGATACTGTCCAGTTGGTTTAGGCGCAACATAGTTGTAGAATGCATTATCTCTATCTAGTTTAGCCATTAGCCTACCAATCCGAATGATTTAAGGATGTCATTTGCGTAACTTGCTGCTTCTTCACGAGCACCCTTAGTCTCTAAGAACTCACCTTTTGTATCTGGAGAAGTTCTTAAGTACTTTGTATATTCATCAAAACTCATAACGCCTGACTTGCCACCATTCTTTATTGCATTCTGAATATCTTTGTCAAAGATACTATATGCGTTGCTTGGCTTCTCAAGAATTTTACTCTTGTATGCAGCAAACTGATTAGCAATATCAACGGGCTTAACACCAGCATCAATCAATGGTGCAATGTTGCCATAGAAAGCCTTAGACATTTGACGAATAGTATTCTTCTGACTATCAAGTTCACCTGTATTAAGGCTGCCGCCAACAGTTAAGCCAGATGAAACATAATCAAATGCTTGTTTGCTATCTAGTTGAATACCATACTCACCAGCAAAGTCCTTGAGTTCAAGGATTTGCTTTGCTACTTTACCACCTAGTTTATCAATACCCTCTAATGATGTGCCCTTTAAAGAAGGTGCAATAACCTTTGATGCAATACGGAAGTAATCATCTTCATTAAGGAACTCACCTACTGTTGTTTGTGTAGTTCCTGCAACCTTAGACTTACGACTTGCAACCAATTGTTCTTTTGTTAAGAGTTCAAAGTATTCATCTTTTTGTTCTTGTGTTGCATTCATTCCAGTTAACTCAAATATAAATCCTTGAATGTCTTGGTCAGCATCTAGTCTTTTTGTAGACTGCAACTCAGTATCAATAGGTGGCTTATCTGGCGTTAAGCCAGACTTCTTAGTGCTAAGCCATGTACTAAATCCAGCAAACTTATAACTACTTTGACCAGGATTAAGTGTATACTTTTGTACCTGCTCCATTGAGTGCGAGTTTGCTGCATCAATAATTGCGTTGTTTAAAGATGCTTCATCTTTACGTGTATAGTCAGGCTTTGATATAAAGCCTAGTTCGTATAACTTTTTACGTAATGCTTCAAGACCACCACCTTGTGCTGCGGTTCTCTTGTACAACTGAATCATTTGTGATTCAGTAGCAATACTAAAATCAGTACCATTTGCTGCAGGTACAAAGTAAACACGTACGGTTGCACCACTTTGGTTTTGAACAAGACGGAAATTACCATATGGGTCTTGCTCAATACTTAAATCTCCACTTGGACCAAATCTTTTTGCTAGTGCTGCTACGTTTGCTGCAGCAACTGCTGCTTGCCTACTTTGTGTTGCTGGTTCAGCCATGTTTTATTACCCCTTCTTTGGTGCAGCAGAGATAACATCTCTTGAGTATGTGTTAAGTAATGGTGTTAGAATTAAACGACTTGCTTCTTTAATTTCTGGTACTGATTTAGACAACTCATCAATAACTGCCTGCACTCTAGCCTTTTCACTTGCTTTCCTACCTGAGTAATCAAAAGCATCTTTGTTATCATTATCATTAGCAAATGCCACAAATCCATTAATCTCATCTATAGCAAATCTAAATGTTGCTCTTAGTTCTTTGCTAATAGGAGCCTTAGGGTCTCTTATTGCTGCATTAAGATTATATAATCTATCATCCAGATTGCCCTGGTTATCTAAGTTACCCTTAATTTCAGCCTTCAACATTGGATTTGCTGCAAGCATTGCTGAACGTGAACGTTCTGAATCAGCAATAATTAATTGCCGTAATGAAGTATCGTTAGTTACCTTAAGTTGCTCATCTGCACTATCTTTAATTTTAAAGTATGTACTTTTGTCAACTGCTAATCGTACCTGGTCTAGGTATTCTTCAAATGAAGGTAATGATACAAGACCAAAACTCTTCATCCATGTGTATACATCTGGATTATATTCGCCAACCTTAGGAGCAAACAACCATGCTGCTTCTTTGTAATCATCTACAAATCGAGTATTCTTTTCAGCCCATTTTTTTACGTTGTCTGTCTTATTAATAAAGACTCCGTATTCTTTATTATTACGTGGTTCAATAAATGCAGCCCTACCAGGATTTTTACCTACAAATGTAGCAAGTGCTAAGTCCCAAGCATTATTAGAATTAGCACTATCATTTTTAAGAACACTATTGTATATATCCCAGAACTCTGCATTAGGGCTAGTAAGTCCTGCTTGCTTTAAGAACTCAGGAAGAGTTGCAGTCTCACGTAATGATGGCTGTCCTGGAGAAATTTGACCCATCATGTTACGGAATATAACAATAGTAGATGCAGCAAAACGTACGTTCTTTAGGTACTCTGATTCGGCTTTAATAAACTCATTCTCACGACCAATATAATCTTTTTGGACTGGAGCACCGTTACCAAATGCGGCTAAATACGAAATAGCCTGTAATCCAGCACTTTGCTTTTGACGGTCTTTTTCTGATGAACTAAGAGAACCATAAATACCCTGGAAAAGCATAGGAGTAATTGCTCGCTGTAAATCTAAACTAGCACCAATGTTACCTAATGCAATTGTATCAATTTCATCGGCTGCTCTATCCGTAAAAACGTTAATCTTTTCTTTAATAGAAGAAGGCAAGAAAAAGAAATCATTACGTAGTATTGCTTTTATTGCAAGCATAGATACAGCAGCAACTGGACCAGATAATGTTGGCTGTCCTGCATCTGGAGAAAATGAAGGGTTAATTAAACGTAGTTTAAGAGCAAGGTCATTAAATACTGGAATTTTAAAACTATCATTACCAGTAAATTGACGCACTACAGGTTCTAATACGCTACTAATAATAACATCTGTAGGGAAAATAATATAATCATTGCCCTGTTCATCAGTATAAACATCACCATTGGCCTCTAAGCCTTGATGTAGTAAACGCATGCGATATAATGTACGTAATGGAGCCTTTGTATAAAGACGAAACACACGGCGGTAGAAATCTTCTGTTGCACGATAGAATCGCCCTGTTGCACGAACAGATACTGCAAGATTAGAACGCACTGCGGGATTATCTACATACCTTAATAATGTATTCATTGCATCTGACCATGCTATTTCAACAACTTGCTTTTCAGCCAAGTTATCAGCATCTTTTTTAGCACGTTTTAAGAAGTTTGGACCTGGATTAGGATTCATTGCTATCAAATTATCATAATGGTCTTTAGCAATGTTAGCCTGAAGTGGTTTTAATTTTTTTAAATTGCCTGATACTTTAATCCATAACATTTTTTGACGATAGATACCAGTAACCTGAGCATCCATTACATCCATTGTCCAGTTTCCAAAACGGTCAAAGAATCCGCCAATGCCTTCAAACTCTTCAAATGCCTTAGCATCAAATCCTACATCACGAATATTAATTAAACGTGAGTTAACTAAGCCAGATGTAGGTATCATTCCTAAAGTTGCATCTTCAAACTCTTTAAAATCTGTTACTTCAATAGCCTTTGACCAAGTATCAAACGGAGTTTGATTCTTAACTTCTGCTTCTCTAAGAATTTCTGCACGCTTTTTACTAACTAGATTAAATAACGTGTCATTGAATCCATTAGTTGTACCATGAAAAAGTGTTTTCATATCTACTAAAATATTTGTTATAATTGCATCAGCAATATCAATATCAGATAGACCCTGTTGACGATAGTAAGCAGTAGTACTATAAGGAGATATAAACTTTTTTACAAGTTCAGTATCTTTGCGTGGAACAAGCAATCCAGTTTCTTTGTCATAACGAATACCTAATTGCTCAAGCATTGCTCTACGAGCATTTGTTAAATCTCTAGAATTACGCAAGCCATTGTTAGCAAAAAAGAATGGTGTTGGATTAATATAAACACCAGGTGCAATCTTTTGACCATTAAAACCAAAACGCATCATCCAGTTATCATAAAACGCCATAGCGCGTTCTTTATCTTTCATTTTACTTAACTCACGAGGAGTATATGTCTTAGACTTTTTTAGTCCTTCTTCTAAAAAGAACCTATCCCAAGCATTACCAGTAAACATAGAATCTATATACTCAACATCAATCTTAGATGACATGCTTGCTTTTGCACTAACAGATTGTGCAAGTGAATCAATCATATGTGGATTGTGTTTCATTACTAAACGAATTGTATCCCAAGTTTCTTTAGGCAATGTTTTACCATAAAAAGAAACTGCTCGGTCTATTGTAGATTCCATAATCTCAGCCTGTAAAACATTACCAATAGGACCATTGCCTGCAAGGTCTTCAATAATTTTACGGCGTGCTTCTGCTGGTAGTTTTTTACGTGGGTCTAAATGTGGAAACATTTTGTAAACTCCACGTTTATACATACCAATACCAGCACTAGAACCAGTAACAGCAGTAGCAACCTTAATTTGTGCTCCAGTTGTATTTAATGGAGCAGTTGCTAAAGCCAGTAAGTCTGATATTGGTTCATTTAAAGCAGCAAATGAAATTTCATCAATACTATTTCTAATACCAGCGCGTGGGAAAAGAGTATATCTAGTCCATTCATCGTTATATCTACGTGCAACTGGATGACGAGTAATGCCATTTACAAAATTTAAAAAATTAATTTCACCAAACTTATCTGCTGCAGCAAACTGTAATGCTAAATCAAAATTAATTGGAGCAATACCTTCGGCAATTTGAGCAGGATGAATAATTCCACGGCTTGTTAAAATTGGAACATCATTATCGTACTTATAAATAGCACGAGGTAATTCTGATTCCCAACCTTGTGGAATTTCAACACGAGCAAGGCTTGTCATACCAACTTGCTCATTAAAGGTTGAATTTAACAATTCATCAATATGGTTATCACCATTGACTTGACCATTAATTCCAATTTTTTTATAGTATGCTGCATATAAATTACGAATCATTGTAACCTGATACTCAACTGATTCATCTACAAAATGTTCAGCCATAATATCTGCATAATGACGAGGAAAACCAACTACATGTAATAGATTTCTAACTTCATCAATAGTCTTTATTGCATCTGGTCCATAAAGAATACGACCAGGAGCACGTGATAACATGCGACCAGTACGCCTAATAGTTGTATCTATCTCTTTATTAATACGATTAATTTCATCTAACATTGGAGATAATAAATTATCTTCTGTTGCTGCCGTTAACTTAAGTTTGTCAACTGCTTCTTTAGCAGATATATCAAGTAATTTAAGTTCTTTACCAGTTAAATCACCAGATAAGGTTTTAGTAATATTTTGTTGTAATGCGCTTCTAAATAATCGGCTACGGCGTGCAACTGGAATACCACTGCGGTAGAAATCTGTGCCATCAACACGTAAGCCAAGTAGGTATCTAGCATTTTCACCCATTTGAAAAAATCTTTGTGCGGTAGGAGCATCAAATGCTCCTGCGTTTGCTAGTTCTCTAACAACACCTTCATTAGCCCATTCGGGGAACTCATCACGAATACCGCGATAGACTATTGCTTTTTCTGCTTTAGTTTCAGCCTCTGCGTATTTTTTTACAACAGGGCCAAGTTGGTCATCCCATAATTTAACAACATCTTTTTCACCAAATACAAAACGTGTGGCTTCTTTAATTCCCATATCGCCACCACGTTCAGCAATAAATTGATATTGCTGCGCTAAACGTTCTCCACGATTTCTAAATCCACCAAATTGTAATGCTTCAACCAAACCGACTTTTACACCACCAACACCTCTAGTGGCTGTTTTAATTATTGGTCCTATACCAATCCAGTTAAGTGGGTCTGCAGGATTAAGTATTTGATACACAGCATCTATTGGGCCAGAAGCCAACTTACTTGCTGTCATTTGTCCTTCAGTTGTAGTTACATCAATACCAAGTTTTTTAGAAACTTTAACAGCCCAGTGGTTAGGGTCTCCTCCAACAGTAGTTTGAGGACGCGCTAAGTTTCGACCAGGACTAAGTTGAGAACCTTGTTTAATTTCATCAAGTACTTTTTGAAATTTTTCTGGTTCATTTACTTGAAAAACTAATGCTTCATACATTTCAGCATCAAGACCATTGCCATATAAATCAATAGATTCACCAGGAGTTTTAAACTCTGCAGCACCACGTGCAAGTGTAGTTAGGGCTTTGCCGTATTTTTTTTCATAAGCAGCAACATCATCCCAGCGCCATTGATTTAATCCATTGTATGAATCAGATAAAACTTTTTTAGTAAATGGTTTATCTTGATAAACGGTTTGTTGAAGTACATTGCCTGTAGTATTTGCTACTTTAGCCAGAGTACCTGCAAATTCAAAACCTTTAACAATTGGACTAAAATAGGTTTTTATAGCACCAGTTGCTGCATTACCAACAAGTTGTAAAGCCTTACCTATAAGACCTTGTTCTGGTTCAAATCGTTTTTGGTTAGGATGAAGCGTACGGATGTTTGTTTGAACAATTGGGTCTAAATCAAGAAACTCTTTACGAGCCCTTTCTTCACCTAACTTAAGAAGTTTAGAAGCCTTAACATATGTTTGAGACATCTGTTCAACCATGTTACGTGATGCTGGTGGCAAGTTTGCATTTTTTACAGCGTCAGCAAAACCAGGGCTAACTTTAATTAAAGATGGGTCTAAAGGTATTTCAGCCATTTAGTACCCGCTGTCGTCAAGCATCCGAATAACTAATTCGGTATCTCCACTACGGTCATATTGAGCAATATCTTTTAGCACACTGTAAATATCTGGTTTTGAATTAGGAAGATTTAATGTGTTTGGACCATCACCAAAAGGAATACCAAAAGTCATACTTTCATTTGGACGCTCAGTAGGAGCCATTAATGGTGTAAGTGCTGGCATTGGATTACCTGCTAATGGAGCACCAGATTGTTGTTCTGCCATAGCCTTGTTATTACCATATGCACCGCCAGTATATGACTGTGCTGGTTGAGTAGGTTGTATTGGCTTTGTACTTTGCTTAAGCACACCTAAGTCTGTGCGTTTAGACTGCTTTCCTGGTCCCGATACTTCTGCCATTACTCGTCCTCCTCTTCAATATGTTTTCTAATATCTTCTGGTGATAACTCTCTCATCCATTTTGGATAAGTTTCTTTTGCAGATAACAGCCATAAAGCATTATCAACTGTAAATCCCGCTCTGCGTAATGATTTATAAAACTCATGCAGTTCAATTGCATACTCGTCTAACTTTGAGTAATCATTATCAGCAACTTTTTTAACCCTTGTGGTTCTCTTACGAGATGTTGCCATGATTACTCCTTAAATTTGTCGTTCTCTAGTAGTACTTACTGCTGACCTTGCCTGTCCACCACCACTTAAACTACTTAATATTGTTTGTAAATCTGGTCTAGCCTGTTGTTCTGGTATTGGAGAACCTCCTGCTGGCGGACCAGCGGGAGCAGGGGACATTTGCTCAACCGCATTAGTTGGTGCACCAGCAGGAGGAACCTGTTGCTGCGGAGCAAAGGTTGCTTCTATTGCGTCCTCTAATGCTTGTCCCTTTTGACGAGCCTTTATTACCGCAGCAATCTTACGAACTACATCTGAAGCATCCTGACCTTGAGTAGCCATCTGTGGAATTGCTTGTGTATATGCCGTAAGTGAACCAAGGAGTGCAGTACGCATTTCTTCAATTTCAATTTTTTCTAATTCTTGTGTTACGTTAACTGTAAATGGTAGTTCTCTCATAGCCATATCTCGGCTGATGAGTTTTCCTCCAAGTGCTTGAAGCATAAAGATAAGACCTTGTGCTGGATTAAGACCAGCAAGCATGCCATAACGGACATCAGCAGAATAATCATTCTTGATGTCTTTAGTTGGCTTGTATGTAATCTCATAAGGTGAACCCGAATCTACTCCACGAATTGTTTTTTCTTCGGGATAAATCATTTCATCTACGCAAAAACAAATACTAATAATGTCCCGAAGTGTTGCAGCAAAAATTGCTTGTGCAGATTTAACTTGTGTATCAAAGGCTCCCATAAGAGCCTGCACTCCCTGACCAGTAACAATAGAAGCATCTATGTTTCCAGTACGAGATTCAGGGTATCGTGTACCAACACGTAGTTCTTGATTAAGAACTTGTTGTTCTGTAAATGCGCCTTGTGGCAAAGTAAGTTCTACGCGGCGTACGCCTGCTGGATTGGCTGTGCGGATAACCGCATCACCACCAAGTTGCAGTTCTTGCACATCTTGCGGTAGAACAATTGGTGCCTGTACTGACTTTTCTGCCGCTTCCATTGCAAGTAATGCAAATCGATTGCGCAATAACTGAATACCAAGCACGTCATCAAACTGTCCACGCATCTCACCATCAATAGATGGCTTACGTGCAACAACAACCATCATTTTACCAAGCGGATTAGCAGCCTCAGAAAGAACTAGATTGCTTCTACGTGGTACATAGATTATAGATTGGTCTTTATCGTAGTAACGAACCATTTCAATTACTGCGTTAAGGTCTTGCTTGTATCCATCTGGTCCAAGAAGTTCTCTATCATACTCTGGGAACTGAGATACTAGTTCACCAAGTGTCATAGAGTAACGCTTAGCAAATGCCACACAACGTCCATAGCGGTCAAACTCTGGGTAAGCCCCAATAGGATTTTCTATGCGAATACGTGGCAGTTTTGCTTCATCGTCTAATTCAATAATGAATGGGACGAATCCATATGTTAGATACCAGTCAGCACCTGAGTACATCTGTACTGCTAGGTCTGAGTGTTGGAAATAGTTAGAGGCAATACGAGTACGTTTATCAGCAAAGGTACGTGCTCTATCAGATACTTGATTGGCTGCAGAACAATTAACCGCTGGAAGCGGAGCCATAACTTCAGATAGGTCACGAGCAACAATGTCAATAAAGTTTGCTACTACGTTAGCATCAACACCTTCTGGAAAGAAGTTAGGATATACCTGAGCAATCTTTCCTTTACGTACTGCAAGTACGTCAAGGTTACGCGCATCACGTTCGTGATTGCGGTAACGAAGGGAATCAACCCGTGCCGTTACCTGCTCTATTGTTAATGCCATTATTGTCCTAACGATTGATTAAAAAAATTATTTACCTTTTGCAGACTTCTTAATTAATCTTGAAGTATTAGCAACTTTGCCAGAACGTGAAACAACATTCTTTGGAGCAGCATTCTTTGTATCTCCAACTTTTGCTGCCATTCTACGAGCAGCATCAACATCTCGTGCTGCAGTATTAAATGCTTTCTTACGTGTAGTCCCTGGGAAATACATTCCTCCAACTGTGCTGTACTGTTCGCCTTGACCACGGTTTCCTGCAGTAGTAACAGTTTTACGTCCAGCAGTATCTGGCTTGTATCCCTTAGGAGCCAATGAACCTTTATTTGCTGCTTTTAATCCTTTAGCGTTTGCTGCTGCTGCTTTTTTCTTTGCTGCTGCTTTTGCAACTGCTGATACAATTTTTCCTACGTTTGGCATTTTATTTTCCTATCAGTCTAGTTTTGCTTAGTTTTTTTCTTGTGGTTACCCTTTTGCTAATAGGAGTACGACTCTTAGAAGCGTTTCTTTTTGCTATTAAAGCAGCACGTTCACGTGCTTTAATTTCTTTTAATGCTTTAGCAGCGCGAGAGTCTGCTTCTATAAGGTTATAACTTTCGGCTTTAGGATTAGGACCTGGACGGTCTTGTGCTACTTTAGCATCACGTCTACGTGCAGCATCACGCATTTTTGCATCTTTTGCTGCATTAACATCATTTGCTTTGCGTTGTGCTACTGCGCGACTTTCATCTGCAGATAATTCACGAGGTCTTGTTGAATTTAAATTACGAACTGTATATTTACCTTTGTCGCGTAAATCTGTTTTATATATTTTTTCTTCAGCAGGACTACGGCGCATGCCTTTAGCGGCTGTGCCGCGAGGCAATATTGGGCGTAGTACTTTATTTAATTTTGCTTGACGTGCTTCTGCTTTTAAACGAGCAATTTCAGCAGGACTCTTAGGTGCTTTTGTTGCTCTTGTTACAGGTTGTTTAACGCGAACTCTTGCACTTTCACTAGGTGATAATCCAGTACCACGCTTAACAATTGCACGTGGTGGTCCTGATGGTGGATATTTACCTACAGTAGCCTTAGCAATATCTTTTGCATCTTTAGCACTAACTTTTTTGACTACTTTGCTTACTATCTTTGCTACATTAGCCACAATTAATTACCTATATTTCTATATGCTTTGCTAACATATTTAGCACCTTTTTTTGTAATACCAGCAACAGCACGCGCAACTTTACCGTATGGTATTAAATACAAAGCAGCATCTGCAGGAGTTTTAGGTATAAGGTATTCATCAACAATTTTCATTGCTTTACCAGTCTTACCACCAATAGGTTTTGACTTAACCCTTACATCAGTACGATTAGAGTACTTAGCCATCTGAGTTCCTTATCCGTATATGTCTTGCCACTGTTGTGAGAAAGCCTCATCTAAATTAATGGCGTATCGTTTATCTGTCTGTGCTCTTGTTGCCCATCTGTTGTAAGCATAGGTAGCACTATTGCTTGCTTGTTGCATTAGTTCGCGGATGCGAATAACGGCAAACCACATAGCCATAACAGTATCTGTCTTACCTTTAGTATCAGGTTTCCACGTAAGCAGTTGCTGAGTTAAAGCCTTTAATCCTTCAGAACCTTCTGAGGATGGTAGTTCAATGATGTTATTGTCTTGAAACTTGCCTTCGCGTTCTGTTCCAAAGAGGTTGGACATTGAGGCAACGCCGAAAGATGTGTCCCATTTATTCTTGCCTGTAAAGTGAGCATCAAGTCGTACGCCGTAAGAAGCAAGCCATTGTCTGAGTTCTTCATCTAGTGAGTATGCTTTCTGATGGGCGTTGATTTCTACACGAAACTCTTGTGGCTTGTACTTGATAGTCAACTCTTCAATTGTTGCACGAATCTTTTGAGGTGTCGGTTCTTCCATGTTGATACAGTCAAGAATATAAATCTTGCCGTCTTCTCTGTTGTATGCTGCAACAACAAAGGCAGCATTCCCCGCCATAGCGGGGTCAAAGCCAATTACAGTATGAGCCTGTACTTTAGGAGGATGTCCTGCAGCACCCGCACTTAGCAGTCCTCTTTTTCGCATCCCATTCGTGGCTCCCCGCACCAACACGGGCGGGAAGATAGAATCTTCTTGGATGTCTTCTTGTTGATAGACGAGTGCCCACGTTGATGGTGTAACTTCGCTGCGGCGCTTAAATAAGGTTTCGCCGTCCCACTTAGGGTAGAGGCCGTCTTCTGAAGGCGTGTCATCGTCGCCGTCCCAGGGTACGTCCGAGTACGGCCAAAGCGTAACCCAGTCTTCGGGTTCCTCAGCATATTCAAGGACAGCAGGCATCCCCATGTAAGTAAAGGGAGTCCTACCCCCAGACCAATGCTTAGGATTACGAAGTTCTTTATAAAGGTCGTTAGCAGCAATTCGTGTCCCAACTACTAGCAGTTTGCCGTTCTTGCCCAGACGGGTGATAACTTCCTTCTGCAGCCAGTCCATCTGTTTTTCCCACTCATGGGCATTGGCAGTAGTGATGCAGTCGTCAAGGATAATCAGGTCAGCACGAGCACCGTAAATCTGGCCGCCCATACCAAGGGCTTGGAGGGTGGGGTCTTTCTCGCTAGAGTTACGCGCATCGCTCCCAAGGTAGACTGTATCGGCTTTCCAAGTATCAGCGTCTTCTTTCCACCCGCCATCTGGACCATATGCGGTCTGCAGTTTTAGCCAGCGTGGATGAGACAATCGTTGCTTGATAGCGTAAACGAACTCTCTAGCCTTATTCAAAGTCTTTGAGACCACAATGATGCGGACGTTGGGATTGAGAGCGATGCGGTAAGTCGAGTAGTTCACCGTGATGACAGTGGACTTAGCATGTTCTGGCGGTACGTTCACCAGAAGTCTGTTGTTCTCCCCAGGCTCATAAATCATAGAAGGGTGTAGCCAGGTGGGTTCGTATCCCTCTAAAAGGTCTACCCAGTCCTGGTGGTGTGGAAATACGGTCTGCCCCAAAAACATCTGTGAAAAGTCTGAGAACTCAATTGACTCCTTGGTTAGCCCTAGGGCATCAAAGGATTGCTTAGTTCCCTCTTCTTTAGCCTCTTCAAGGGCCCTGGCAAAGTCGGGGTCTCGGCGCATCCACTGACGGATGGTATCTGCTTTCTTGTTTTCAGATGCCATAGCCGCTTGGATGGTGTAGCCAGACTTGATACGTTCCAGGACTGCATCCTGTACAGCCTTAAGGTTCTTGACCAGATGGTGGTCTTTACCCTTTTGAAATCCTGATGCCATAGGTCCCCTTATGGCAGTACTATCCCGCCTATTAAGTACAGTTTGTACAGTTAGTCTGTACAGTCTAGCAAGGCTCCAAAAAGCCTTGCAGTACATAGTAAAATAAAAACAATCTCTATATATACTTAATCCGTTCAAACAGGTAAAACGAACACTTTTTATCCTGTGAGTTTTATCAGATATGTAAAAGCCCTGCTCAGAGCACTGTCACTATACCCCCAGAAATATATTAGTAGAGATACTCTACTTATGTTACCAGCATATTAATAAACCTAGGGTCTGTCGCCCCTAGATTTATTAATCTAAAACAGCACAGCACTGTAGACTGGTCATGCTGTCACAGGATACTGTCTGCCCACCGAAATAAAAACAAAACGGTGGGGGCAGTCTAATAAATAAATGTCTACTGCTGGCTATGGTTCTACTCGTACCTACCTGCTGACCGCACTGTATCAGCCTGCATCAATCCGATGAAAAGACTCGGATTGACACTGGCTGAAGGTCTGGATTCTGTAGTTATTAGATTGATAACTACGTAGTTTGAGTTCTAAGGAGTTCGATATGTTTAGATTGCTAGTTACTGGTTCACGCGATTGGTCTGATGTTGAGGTTATCGCAACTGAACTACAGTTCATTGCTAAGAAGTACAAAAATGTGGTGCTGGTTTCAGGCCACGCTATCGGTGCTGACCGCATCGCGGAACTAATCGCAGTTGACCTCGGTTGGGTGGTCGAGATTCACGAGCCTGACTGGACGCTGCATGGCAAGAGCGCAGGATTCAAGCGCAACACCACGATGCTTGAGACTGATGTTCAAGCGGTGCTTGCCTTCCATAAAGATAACTCGAAAGGTACAGCCGATACCATCAAGAAGGCTAAAGAAAGAAAGATTCCTACCCGCGTACTGGTTGAGGAGTCACCTGAGTGGCTCTCTGGTTGGGCTGTTCAGGTCTAAAACTATCACGGCAGTCAAGGGGAAAAACGCCCCTTGACTAGCCGTGAAGGTCTGGTTTATGTAAGTTTCCTACTATGAAAGGTTGTGTGTTATGAAAGTTGTTCTGGTTGATGAAGAGAGTTGCCCTTGCTTCTATGGTGGCTCATGTCCTACTGATTATAAGCATAAGAAAGAAGGGAAGTAAGATGATAGATAATCTGAAAGGTACTTACCTTAGTAACTTCTGGTCAGTACCTATCGTATATGAAGGCTTAACCTACCCTAATGCAGAGTGTGCATTCCAAGCCAGCAAGTGTGCTAATAAAAGCGAAAGAAAAATGTTCACCGTTATCAACGGAGCACAAGCCAAAGCGTTAGGCAAAAAGATAAAGATAAGACCAGACTGGAATGAGGTAAGACTATCCGTAATGTGGAATATTCTGCAAGCAAAGTTTGCCCAGCATCCAGACCTAACCGCTAAACTAATAGCAACTGGAGATAAAAAAATAATTGAAGGTAATACCTGGAACGATAAGTTCTGGGGCGTAAGTGACGGAGAAGGCATGAACCACCTCGGTATCATGCTAATGGCAATAAGAGAGGAAGCAAAATGATAGAACTATCACCACGCCTTGCTATCTATGACATAGTTAAGGCTGTAGAATTAGGTGACATCACCCGCTATCAAGCCAACGAGTACATCATGGATGTACTCATGAACATACCGCCACACCCAGCAACAGAGGAAGGTATCAACTCATGACAGAAGAACTATACAAGGAGATGTTGTATCGAGCCATGTCCGATGACGGACTGATGGCTCGTATAATGTCAGAAGCACCAGACAACAGCAAAGGAGATAACTACGATGAGTGAGTACGCACAATCTCAGGGCATATCAGTATCTAACACCTGCTATGACTGCGCCCTAGTCAGTGAGTACAGTCCAGAATATAGATGCATTCCATGCATTGAAGACAAAGAAGGACGAGATGATGCCATAGCCTACGAGTTAGTAGATGAGGGCAACATGCAATACGGCAAGACTATGTGGTCACGAACAGATGACAACCCCAGTGGACATGACTGGATTAGTTCTACCACAAGAATAGAACCATACTTCAGTATCTATACACTGAAGATAGAAGATACCCGTGAAGAATTTACACCACCCATAGTGCAACTCGTTGACGGAGGAGTGCTCGATAACCTATGGGAATTAGATGATTACACACAATACATGCGTGAGACACAATGCCAATGGTGCAACCTGCTTACGCCCAAGATGTTCAATGACTGCCAAGTCTGCGACAAACCTTTAGAGAACAATCTCTGAAGCAGGGTTCCCCTGTCCTTCTGACAGGGGTAACCCTGACCAACTAACTACAACAAGGAGAAAACATGTTACAAAATACACTAACAGTTAGTGGCTCAATCAAAGCGTTCACAGACAAGAGCCTCAAGACTAACGAATACGGCACGCAACTACTAGGCTGGATTAGCCAGCGAGATGTTGCACGCATGAGCAACGGCGATGCAAGCGGTAACCCACGATACATCGTAGGTGTAGGCTTCAAAGCAACAGACCCAGCAATCATTGCTGAACTAGTAGCACTAGACAATGCCCGACAAGGCACAGCAGAATCAACCCCAGTCACACTAACAGGACGCTTAACCCAATGGGTTGCTAAGTCCAAAACAGGTGGACCTGATGAGTTCCGTTACCAACTAGAGGTACTGGATGTAGAACAAGTCTGATTAGATAGAGGCAGGGACTAATCATCCCTGCCTCTCTTTCAGTAAGCCAAGCAGTAGCAGAGATGGTGAGCAGCGAGTCGGTCAACTACACACTACATACAAGAGAGAGAGAGAACATTATGTATCTATCACAAGGTGATATAATTGCTATAACTATAGCGTTAGGTACTAGCCTAACACTAATAATTATTATGTTGTATGCTAACATACAACTATTAAAAGAAAACAGATTCCTCAAGGCTAGGCTACAAGCATGGCGCAAGTCATACCAAACTAACAATGAGCAAGCATAAACATCATTGGTTATGCAGCGATACACCAGGACAATACTATTGTAATGACTGCACTGCACTAGGATGGTGGAGTCAGATGTTTAGAAAGGTAGTAACAAATGAATGATGACGCACGCTGCAGTCAATGCGGCACACTATGTGATGTATGCAATATGGAGGAAGATAATGAACCCAACCTATAGAACTGTACGCAAAAGACTACGAGCAATACGACAAGCCAAAGGCTTGACACTTAGCGAAGCATCTAGAATTACACGAGTAACTGCAATGACATTAGGCAGTTGGGAAAGAGGAGATAGAAAACCAACGCTTGAGAACCTGATACATCTATGTAACAGGTATGAAGTATCTATTGAATCATTAGTCAAAGAAGAAGAACCTATACAATTGCTTATGAAAATATATCATAAGCAATTAACACAAGGGAGAATGTACAATGAGCAAAGAATTGCAAGATAAATTAGATGCAGCAGCACGGGCATTAACGCCAGTGCTTCATAAGATATTAAACGAAGAAGAAGATACCATTGCATGCTGGCGATGTGAAGAACAAACACCAATGTCAGATATGATAGCAGTACATGCTGAGTGGGTATGTGGGGTCTGTTACGATGACCTATGAGCCACCACTAGAAGATGACACAGCGTTAGGTAAAGATGGAGACTGCGAGTACTGCGGTAACTATGTGATAGAATGTACCTGTAACAGTGAGCCTGACCGCATGTATGGGAGCGAAGACTAAGGAGATAGCAATGAGTAACATAAGAAAATGGATTGCTGTTGGTGGCAGTATACTGCTGACACTAACAAGTCTTGTAGGTTTACCATTAAAGTATTACTCGCAGCATGTCAATAACCTATGCTATAACGAACAACGATTACCTAAAGTATGGACACCATATGCAGCCAAGATGTATGCTTTGTCATACATGAAGATGTGGTACCCCGAATGGGGTAGAGGTGAACACAAAGCACTGATGAAACTATGGGGTAAAGAGTCAGCATGGAAATATAATGCAGACAATCCTAACTCAACAGCCTATGGCATAGCACAAGTACTAGGTACTAAACCTGGGACCCCAGCCCCGCAACAAGTTGCGCGGGGGCTGGAGTATGTAATACATAGGTATGATAAGCCATCAATTGCGTGGTCACATTGGAGGAAACATGGCTGGTACTAGTTACATAGTACAAGTAGAGATAGAAGTAGAAGCAGATAACGATGATGCTGCACTCTTCTGGGTGCAGGATGCAGTAACTATGTATGGGGCAAACATGTCCATACATAGATGGATAGACACACGACTAAACAAGGGAGAAGCAAGTGAATAAAACAATAATCAAATCAAGAATAGAACAAATCAAAAAACTGTCTAGTCAAGATGAGCACGGACAGTTTGAAATGGGTACACCTGAACAACAAAGCGCTGCTAGGTTAGTAGAAGATTTCTATACTAACTTTGACTTAAGTAAAGAAACAAGTGAAGATGAACTATCTATTACAACAGCCGCTGTTATACTAGCACTCAAAGATATTCAAGTGCGTGACTATGCACTAGGAATGTATGACCCAGCAGAAGAGAAGGCTAGACTATGCTTTGAGTTCTTAACAAAGCATGCACCCGCTAAGTACATTGCTGCACCTACTACATTGCTTGCTCTTACATACTATGAGAAGCATCAAGATGGTAAAGCAGATGAAGCATTGAAACCAGCATTAGCACAAGGCTATTCATTAGCAACACTATTGAGCCGAGTGTTCCAAACTAACTGGCCTGTTGGTGCATTCAATAGCATGCGCCTGGAACTACATCCACGCGTAAAGGCAGGCATATTCGGAGGGACAGATGACAATAACTAAAAACAAATCAGCATGGGTAAGAGGTGGCACTGCAGTTGAGGCTACCTCTGCCCGTGATGCAGCAACACAAGCAGGACTTAACTGGACTGTACGCACAAGTGAACTACAAGCAGTAAGTACACCTCTATCTATTAATGAGCATGGTGTAACACCAGCCACATACATAGATGTACCAAAGAAGCAGGCTATTATCCGTGAGGATAACAACACAGTCATTGGTATTGTTGGTAAGAAATACAAAATGGTACAGAACATGGAAGTATTTAATGCACTAGATACATTGGTAGACTCAGGTGATGCACGTTATACCGCAGCAGGTGAGTTTAATGGTGGTGCTAACATCTGGATGCTACTTGAGTTACCGCAAGGTGTAGAGGTAGCCAATGACCCACATGCTGCGTTCCTATTGGTTAAGACATCACATGATGGTTCATCATCAGTAGTAATTAAGCCAGTCATTGAGCGTTTGTTCTGCGCTAACCAAGTTAACGGCTTGATTAGTAACACAGGTAGAAAGTACAATGAGTACACATACCGCATGACACACACAACTAATCAAGAGTTATCTATTGCGGACATCCGCAACATTACTAACCTAACATACACTGCTATAGCAGACTATCAATTGGTTGCTAACAATTTGTTACGCAAGCCAATGACACGACAAGAAGCAGTTAACTTCTTCAAGAGAGTATGGCCTCTACCTACTACAGTAGAAGATAAACCATACGACCTACTCACTAGAGGTGAGCGTAAGCAACAGACTATTGCTAAAGATTCCCGTGCTAAAGCATGGTCCATCTATAGCGAATCAGAAACACAAGAGAACATCAGAGGCACAGCCTTTGGTGCATGGCATGCAGTAGTAGAACATGCTGACCATTACGCTACGGGTGGCGCGTCTCGCCTTGCCGCGGCCACCCTGAGTGGACGCAATGATAAGATAAAGACAAGGGCTTTATCTTTGTTAGTATAGGTTTACCTTGAGGGGTAAAAGCGCAGAACTTATATCGTTAATCCTTTTTTTATATAAGGGACACCTCACTGGGTTGCTCCGCCAGTGGCGAACACGGAGCATTAAACAACGAGAGGAACACATGAACACAATCCAAATCACAACAGTAGATGGTGCAGTAAACTATACTGAATCTGAAATTGTCCGTTACATTGAGAAAGCAAAGGCAGTAGATGACCTTAACGACATGCTTGGCAAACAAGTCTACGCAATCCGTGAACTTAAAAATAAAGTCCGTGACTTCTTCAGTGAAGTTGAATGGGAAGACGGTGAGCAAACAGTCACTAAGTCTGATGTCAATGAGTTTCTTGAATCCATTGGATGCCACAAACTTACATCAAGATATGGTGGTACATTTAGAATCACTGGTACCTTCCAAGTAGAAGCAGAAGATGCAGATGAAGCAGAGTCTATGTTCATAGATAATGTAGATGTATCCTTCAATGATGGTGATTACACCATTGATGAAACAGAAGTTAATGATGTAGAAGAAGACTACTAAACTCGGCGCAACACGCCAGCATCATCATACATAGTCCGTCACACTATGCTATGATGAGGGCAGGTTAGAGGTGGCAGGGTTTTGGTTCTCTCCTTGTTCCTGCTCCTCTAATCTACTTAACAAGGGAGAACTATGACAGTAGAAATAACAAGAGATAGATACGGTAGACCTATGGTAGTGCCACCTAAGGGTGGCAAAGCAGTACCGTATACACGCACTACTACAGTTGCAGGTTCATTAGATGATGGCACTGCACTAGTAGCATGGAAGTTGCGCATGGCTGCAGCAGGATTAACACTGCGTCCTGACCTACTGTTGGCTGCAAGTGCAGCGAGAGACAACAAGTTAGAGATGGATAAGTTAGTTGAAGATGCAATGGAAGCAGCAGGTGCAACAGCACAGGCTACTATAGGTACAGCCATACACACACTGACAGAGAAGCACGACAGGGGCGAAAACCTTGGCGTGATACCAGAAGATTATGTTGCAGACATACAAGCATACGCTGATGCAACTAAACACTTTAACAATGTATTCATTGAACAGTTTTGTGTGTTAGATAAGTATAAGATTGCTGGCACACCTGACCGCATAGTTGAATACAAAGGTGAGTTGTTTATCTCTGACCTAAAGACAGGCAGTATCTCGTATCCAAACAAGATTGCTATGCAGTTAGCCGTGTATGCGCACGGCCTGCCGTATGACCCTGCCACGGCAGTCCGTGGTAGTTGGGGTGGTGTCAACCAAGATAAGGGAATCATTGTCCATCTACCAGCAGGTAGTGGTAAATGTGAACTGCATTTCGTTGACATCAAACAAGGTTGGAAAGGTATAGAGTTAGCAATAAAAGTCCGTACCTTTAGAGATGGAAAAAAATCCCTAGTAACATCTATTCAAGGAGAATAAATGGCAAGTACCGAAGCACCTATCAGCATCACAGTTAAGACAGCAACAGGTTCTCTTGTTACTGTTCGCGCCGAGAACGGCGAAGAACTAGACCAAGTAGTAGCCCTATCATTAGCATCACTAGCATCAGCAGTGCATGAGTTAGAAGCAGCAGTCAAGCCTACTAACACAGCAGTACCACCTAACCCACAGATAGCAGCAATTGCTACATCATTCGGTGCAACAGAAGTAGCACCATTTGTTCCAGCAGCATACGCTAATGTAACTGATGGTCAGCGTGTATGTCCTCACGGTATGATGACACGCATCCATGGATTAACAGGTAAGTTTGGCCCATACAAGGGCCACTTCTGTCCTGCTAAGCAAGGTGACATGACTAAGTGCACCACTCAATACATCAAAGCAAATCAACCAGAATGGAATAGTTTCCAAGCCGACCAAACAAAGGCATAAATGAAAACATTACGCCGTAGTATAGGCAAGCCTGAAGTGGGGGGCGAACCACTCGCCCCTCCCTTCCAAGGGTTTCAAAGAGAAGGCATGATACTTAGACGCGCAGAGGTAACTGTAATTGCAGGTACACCTGGAGCAGGCAAGTCATCTATTGCATTACATATCGCAGCAAGACTAAAACAACCTACATTATATTTCTCTGCTGATACTAATGCACACACAATGGCTATGCGTTTGCTTTCTATGAAAGCAAAGATAACACAAGCACATGCTGAGTACATGCTCAAGACAGAACCAGCCAAAGCACAAGAGTTCTTGCGAGAGTTCTCTAATCTCTATTGGTCATTTGAACCTAGCCCTACACTTAAAGATTTAGATGATGAGGTATCAGCATTTGAAACTATGTGGGGTAGAAGTCCAACGCTTATCGTAGTAGATAATCTTATGGACATAGCGATAGATGGACACGAAGAGTTTGCTGGCATGCGACAAGTAATGAAAGAGTTGAAGTATCTTGCAAGAGATACTAACGCATGCGTATTAGTATTACATCATACTAAAGAAGGTGCACTAGGTTATCCATGTCAACCACGCTCAGCATTACAGGGCATGGTCTCTCAGATACCAGCAATGGTACTGACAGTAGGACAGATGATGCAGGGACAGGATGTATACCTATGTGTAGCACCTGTTAAGAATCGTTATGGCAAGGCAGACCATAGTGGTAGTACATACATATCACTATCATTTGACCCAGCATCTATGTATCTTGAGGATATAGTAAGAGACTATAGACAAATAGAAACATCTAATGGGTAGCGCAGCAAAAGCCAAGGGCTCAGGAGCAGAACGAGATGTAGTTAAGTATCTCAAGCAATGGTTTCCCTATGTAGACAGACGCTTGGCTGGTGCTACGCTAGATAAAGGTGACATTAGTGGTATACCTGGAGTTACAATAGAGATTAAAAACCACGCCAAGATGGACTTGGCGGGG